AGTGGCTTGACGCGGATCGCTTTGGATCCCCGCAAAGCCGCCTGGCGTACCTGGGCCATTGCCGGCGCCGGATGTCATTTTCCGGCCTCAAGAACTTTGGGCTCCGCACTCGGCGCGGGGTTCAAGATAAGTTCCGGACCGGCGGCCAAGCGCGCGGCCGCGGCTTGCGCATCTTCGAGCGCTCGCTTGGCAAGCAATTTGGCGTGCGCGGCATCCGCTTGAGACTGGAGATTGTGCTTGAGCGTTGTCGATTCTTTGGGCGCGCCGCGATTGATCGCAGGGATCATATCGTCATTCAGCTTGGCGATTGTCTGATCTGATCGGCGTGGTGCGAAACCGGGTCTGCTGTGTATCATGGGAATAGACCAACTTGTGTGGGCAGAACAATCGGGGTGGAATACTTAAACGGGGATACTACAACACCTTGTTCCGTCAATACAGCCGGCCACACATTCGTCTCCGTCGAGAGAATCGTCTTGCCAGCCAAAATCGGCGTTGCCGAGCTTGCCGCCACAGTCGGCAAGTTGTTCGGCACTCCGGGGGAACTCATACCGCCGAGCGGCTACCCGGATGACTCTGAAACGGCGTCACAGCACGTTGCTGCTGCGCCTGCACGATCGAGTTGATGCCGTAATGCGCGGGCACTCCGGGGTTCACCTGAGTCGTAAGCTGCGCGGTCACGAGCGCAAGGCCGCCAGTGGTCAGCGCGCCGGGCTGATTGATGAACGTCGGTGCAACCTGACCTTCGATCCCGCCGTTGGCGAAAACATAATCCTGATATTCCTGACTCATGCGCGTTTGCCCTCTGCAGTATCCTTCTTGCGCCCCGGTTCACTCTGCGTGTAGGCCACGGTAACCGCATTCGCCTTGGTTTCCTGATCAACCGAGCCGGGCTGCGATCGGCCGGACGCGACAACCGCATTTGCAAACGTCTGGTTCTGCCCCGGAACGGAATTGACTTGTGCCATTAGATTAGTTTCCAGATGAGGCCGAAGATGCCGAGCTTCGCGGCGCCAAAGCCTACCACTGCGCCGACCGCAGTCGGAGTATGCGTCTTGGCGAATGCGATCACCTTGGACTTCACAGTTGCGACTTCGACAACAGCGGCTTGTACTACGGGATCAGTCATTACCAGTACCTCACTTTCGGCTTCTCGTTGCGGTCATTGTAGGTCAACCACGCTTCCGTGAATGGCACAAGCAACGGCCTTGACTCCGCGGATGGTAGCCTAGCGTCCATCATCTTGTCCACCCCGCGCCCGATGAGCCCGCAAACGTCCGCTTTGTCGTCCCACCTTCCGCCGGGGAACTTCACGAGCTGATCGATCAAGTCTTCCGCCCATTTGCGGCGGACGGGAAGGTGAACGGTAAGCGCCGTGGCTCTGGCGTGAAAGGCTTGGAGTTTGATTGCTTTGTCATCGAGCGAGGGTAAGGACTCGACGCTGACGAACTTCTGACTGTGCTGCATGCTTGAACGAATTGCGGGGCCTATCGCCTTATCGATGAGGCCCCCTTCGTTAAACCACTTGATCGGCTTCCACTGCGCCACGAGGCGAATGAAAGCAGCAATTCCGACATCAGTCTCGCACTGCTTGCTCCACCAGTCAATGGCCCACAAATCTCCGACGCGATCGACGCCCCAGATACCGTGCTCGGTGAAGTCCGGTTCCTTCTTGCCGTGCTTCGGTTCCATCGTCGCATAGTCGCTCGCGCCGTAGATGCGAAGCGATCTGGGGAGTGCATCAAGCCCGTCGTAGGTGTGGATCACCGATGCGCCTCTAGCCATGCGAGCAGTTCGCGTTCGAGTCGATCGCACACTTGCTGATCTGATTCGCCGAAGTGCCGCTTGCGCTCGATCCAATCTAGATTCGCTTCAAAGTCGTACAGCGGGTGGTCTGGAGGATAAGGGCACGGGTTTCCGGTTGGTGTCGGTAAACTCATACGTCTACCCGCGCAAGGTCGGGGTCGTATCGCTTAAACATTTCTCGATTGAAATAAATACCCGTGAATGGCGCAGGGCGCTGTTGATACAGAGCAGCCCAAGTGCGAGCAGCGCGCGGGTTATCACGCCAGGTTGTCCAGTGGGATCGCGGAAACCACTCGGGCCAAAGGAAGTCTCCAACCTTGCGACCGAGAACATCATCCTCCCGCTCGGCTTCAGCAGGGATGCACAGCACTTCCCACGTTTGTCCATCACGACACTTGATGGGGCCTGATTCGCCTGCATAGTCTGTTGGGAGTATTGCACCTGCTAAGTCCTCTTCGTGCCAACGTGTCTGGATGATGATAGCCCACATTTTAGGTTTGGCGCGAGTCATCGCGGTGTCGATGTACTCGTTGTAAATCTTCTCCCTGATCGTGGGAGAGTCGGCTTGCTCACGGTTGGCAACGGGATCATCGATAATGATGCCGTCCGCGCGATTGCCTGTAATCCCCGCGAGCAAGCCTGCCGCCATCATGGACGAGCCGTTCGTCAATTGCCAGTCGTCAACCGCGCGTTGGTCCTCCAGCAGCGTCGGCTTCTCGGGCCACAGCGCGGTGTAGCGCGGATCGCGTACTATCGAGCGCACCTTGCGGGACTGCTTGGCGGCTATCGAAGTGCCGTAACTTGCGAGGATTATCTGGGTGTTTTTCTTTCGGCCCATTGCCCAGGATGGTGCGAGCACACTTGCATACGTACTCTTCGCAGAACCTGGTGGGGCAAAGATCATCAATCGACCACGAGGTGTCTCTATGCATCTCTGTATCGCCTGCATGATTAGGAGGTGGTGTAAGGCTACGCGCGATTCAACCGGCGTATAGCGGATGGGGTCTTTCTCGAAGCGATCTACGAGCTTCCCCCCGGCGTCTTCCTCGTCATTAACATCCAGAAGGGGGACCCCCGGCACCTCGATCGCTTGGCTGAACTCCACGAGCGAGGTTCGTGCGCGCTGCCTTCGCAGCAATTCCGCTGCGACTTGATCCGGGGGTAGATCACTCATCGGCCTATTCTAACAGGGGATCGGCAGCAGACGCTACTTCCGTGAACGTGGCATCTATGGGCGCAAGTCGCGGTAAGCGCGTCTCGGTCAAGACCTTCATCAGCTCATCGTCCGACATCTGTGCGAGCTGCGCGGCGAGTGCGCGATTGCCCGGCACCGCGATGATCGCCTGGGAGGGCATCCCATGCCCGCGGTTTAGGATTTCTTTCGCCGCGGCAAGCCGATCCTTGTTCTCCGCGAAGGTGTCATCCATGATCTCGGCAATCGTGTCGATCGCCTTCTCGGTGTGCTCACGAGCAAGCGAGTCCGCGTTCTTCATTGCAACCGGTAGCTTAAGGAGAGGGCCTGCCGCCCCACGTTTGGATCGGAAGTACCAGCGTCGGATATATGCCCGAGTACAAGCGATAAGCGAGGGGTAAATTTGAAGGACAGACCAAGGTAAAAGTTGGTGTGCGCTCCGTTGATGGCATCGATGCGCTGCACGAAAGCTGGTCCGATACTTGCACAAAACCTCCACTTGCATGACTCGATGCCGGCGTGCCAATCCCAATTGTTGGGCACGACTGCGCCGTTGTGAACGGTGTTACCCCAAAGATCGGTGCCGGCGAAGATTGATAGGCCAGGATTGGCGGTGACGGGCTGCTTGACTTGGAGCCCTAAGACGGCACCGCTGCCCTGCGATCCAAACGATGAGCCCGCGGCGATATCCACTTCCGCGCCGTAGGCCGCCTGGTAGAACATGAAAGCGAGAACCAGGATGAAAACGAATATGCCGATCGTCGCGGCTTTGCCGTTACCAACCAAGTTGCGAATATAGGGGAGGGGGTTTGGCATTTTGGCTCCTGTTGGGTCCCCTTTTAGCACATACCGGGGGCCTTTCCAAATGTGCCCTGGGCACAAATCACAAAACTAATCGCTAAAAAACTAATTGCTGGTCGCGTTGAGCGTGCAACTAAGCCCCCGTTCGCTGCTAGCAATTGGGTCCCTCGAAAAGGGGGTGCCCGCCCCCTCTCGCACATTTCTATATACGCGAGGCCCCTAGGCGATCCGCTCAACCCTCCGCGCAAGAACCGTGCCAACTTGCGATGTGCCGATGGCATGATGCATGCGCCAGTAGCTCGGTCGGTGCGCCTACCGTCTAGCCAGGGTGCCTGTAACGAGGCGGCAAACGGGAATGTGCCGATCCCCGGAAAAAACCATGTCTTATTATCGTTCTACCGTTCTACCGTTAATAAAGAGAGTAAATTGCTATACAAAATCCATATATAGGCCACGAGGTGAAACCTGCTGAGGCAGACGGTAGCACCCTTCAGCAATATGCCATTTTCCCTATGCAAATCATGAGCTTACGCGCCTACCGTTCCGAATAAATAAAAACTGTGACGCAGTTATCTCATAGACGCCATCTATCGCGCGTGTAAGTTATTGATGATATTAGATGTGACAGTTTTTGTCACTTTGTGACGGTCACTTTGTGACACTTTTTGTCACCTTGCGCTGCAACAACAAGCAATTGGCCGCCTGTTTGATCGATTTGCAGTTGGCACGGCCGATGCATGTATCTAGGTGAGAGAGTCACAGACCCAAAGGAGTAGATGACCATGACGCAACAACAACAATTGATCGCGGAAATCCTTCAATACATGCAGTCCTACGGATGCGACTACGAAAAGGCGCGCCGTGACGTGCTGGACGAATACGGGCAGCCCGAGACTTATGTCGATGCGTTCTACACCCGGACAGAGAGCTAAGGCAATGCGTCATGGGCCGCGCAAGCGACCCATCGCGGATTGATTAGATCGAGTCACAGACCACTAGGAGTAGA